TCACTTGTGACGAAGCTGAGACGCTGATCAATGAGGCGGCGTCGCTGGGGTGTCGTTCGCCGTGGGAGGTTGAGCTTGCGAAGCTCGCCTTGGAGAACCGCATTGCTGCGTATTTGCAGGGTGGCGGAGCGACTCGCGGGACGTATCGGAGTGTGACGACCAGCGGCAATGTGGTGAGTGGTGATTATCTGCTTCTCTGCAATTCTACTGCTGGTGCTGTGACGATTACGCTACCACCGGCTGCTTTGGTTCCTGGTCGGATCTATGTTTTCAAGCGAATCAATGCTGGTGCAAACAACGTGGTGGTTGATGGATTTGGGTCTGAGACGATTGATGGAGCGTTGACCAATACTTTGAGTTCTCAGTGGGCTGGCGTGACGGTTATGAGCAACGGAACTGCTTGGTTCATCATCATTTGATATGGCCATTATCTCATGCTCTGAAGCTGCTGGTTTGATTGCTGAGGCTCAAGGGGCTTCGTGCAAGAGTCCGCGTGAGCGGCTGTTGTTGGAAATTGGCCTACTTTGGGAGGCTGCTACTTTGGGGGGCACTGCGGATATCACTGCTGACAACACTGTGATCAGTGCGGATGCGACGATCATCACGGCGGACATGACCGAATTTTTGTAAGAGGATAAACCAATCATTTAAGGATTATGGCACAGCAAACGATCAATGTTGGGGCGGCACCGAATGACGGGACTGGGACGCCGTTGCGTACGGCGTTTCAGTACACGAACTCGAACTTCACGGAGTTGTACACGGCTGTTGGGCCGAGTGGTAACAACATTGTGGTTCCTGGAACCGCCACCATCACCGGCAATCTGACGGCTCTTGGCAACGTCAATTTGCCGGCCAACGTGTCTTTGAAGGCTGGACCCAGTGCAGCGGTTCAAGCTGGATTGAAGTTTGATGCTTCAAACAACACCTATCTGGATTCTGACATTGGTTTGATTTTCAGAACTGGTGCTGCCACTTCATTCACCACTGCGTACCAAATTGGTGCCACTGGAATCAGCACTTGGTCCGTCGGCGGCTCCACCGCCATGACCCTGAACTCCACGGGGCTGGGCGTGGGGGGGAGTCCGCAAACAAGGTTTCACGTAATTGATTCTAGTGGTGTTTGCGCTCTGTTTACTAAAGCTGCTGCGCCTACCGCTGCTCTGTCTGCTGTCTATATTCAAGCCCCCGTCTCAAGCGGTTTCAGCTCAATCCCAGTTTTGAACTTCTGGTATCAGAACACCGGCATTTCAAACCCCGCAAGCGAATGCTTTGCGATTCGGACGAGCAGTGCCGACCGGATGTATTTCGATGCCGTTGGCAACGTCATCTCCAACGTAACCGGAACCGCTCCAACTCTGGCAGCCAACAGCCAGATGGTCTTTAACTTGACCAGCAACACCAACCTTCGCATCTCGGTTCGTGGAACTGATGGCACAACCCGAGTCGCCAACATCACTCTCGCCTAATCCCATGATTACCCTCTCTTGGATCATCGAACGCCTTCTCGTTAAGCCCACCGAAGGCGACAAAACCAACGTCGTCATCACCGCCGACTGGCGTTGCAACGGTGTCGATGGAAAGTACAGCGGCACCTGCTACGGCAGCGCGTCTTTCGCTCCGCCCAGCGGTTCGTTCACGCCATACAAGGATCTGACCCAGCAGCAGGTTCTCGACTGGTGCTTCGCCAACGGCGTCAACAAGACCGCCATCGAAGCGAACGTGAACAAGCAAATCGCCGACCAGATCAACCCTCCGGTCGTTGCTCCGCCGCTGCCGTGGGCCGCCGCAATCGTTGCCAAGTAACATGGTCGAAATCATCATCACCAAAGAGCAGGCCAATCAGCTTGCCCAACTCGTCGAAATTGCGATGAAGGCCACCAACGTCCACAACATGAGGATTGGCCTTCCGCTCTTTGACATCATCGAACAAGCCGTCATCGCCGCCCAGCAACCCAAGCCTGAGTGACAATGGACGCGAACAATCACAGCGGTGGATTCGGAGGTATCGTTGCTATGCTCGGAACCGCAACCGTCGCAATGGTGGCCTCCTACATCCCCGAACTCACCGAGTGGACACGGTTCCTAACCGCTCTCGCCGCCTTGGTCGCAGCCATCGCCGCTCTCTACAAAGCCATTAAGAAGAAATGAACCCGAACATCGCATCCCTTATCCGCCACATCCTCACCGCCGCTGGCGGTTTCCTCGTCGCCAAAGGTATCGCTTCCGCCGAACAGATCGCCGAAATCGTCGGCGCTCTTATCACGGTTGTCGGTATCGGTTGGTCGATCAAGAAGAACGGCCCCACCAAGACCGAATAATCGGTCATGTTCAACTTCCTCGCAGAGTTCGCCATGAAGCTGATCGTTTGGTTTCATGGCCTTTTTTCTGCCGATAAAACAAGTGAAGACGCAAAGAAACAACCTGATCTCAAGCGCGATCTGCTTAAGCGCATTGATGACCACAACCGGATGCACGACAAGTAGGGTCATCTATGTGCCCCACGGCGAGCCTGTGCGCCTCGCTGAGAGCGTCAAAGCCAAGGTTTGGACTGTTGACTCCACTGGCAAAACCGTGCGTAGTAACAACCGCATCACCATCCATGAAGGCTGGTATGCTCTGCCAAAGGATTAAATGAGCGCAAACGCACCATACAAGGGAGTCAAGCAGTCCCCCTCCACCGGCTCCGGTCCATACAAGAAAACACCGGCTCCGATTCCTCAGAAGCCGGTGTATGTCCCGCCGAAGGTTCCCACGGGGTCTGGTCCTTACGGATCCGGCCCGTACAAGGGTCGCTAACGGCCCAACGACTTCATCACATTGGCGATGAAGTCCTGAGAATTCGGATTCGCGTTCGAGCTACTCGCCGGGCGCGAATTTCCTTTTGAGGAGGAACTCACTCCAGGTTCGGCACCGCGATACTTCGCCAGTTCCGATTGGAGCCGCTTGTTCACCTCGACCTGGGCGTAGAGAAGCTCGCGGTACTTCGGCGCAGCAGCAGCCCAAAGAGCAGCCTTGGCAAGGTCTTCCTCGCTGTTCTCACCATTGAAAATCTGGCGGGCCAGATCCATCCGCTGATTGAGTTCGGTGTTCCACTCCTCGTCGTTCTCGCGAGGCTCGAAGATTTCAAGAGCGCGAGCGTTCTCAGCAACCTTGCTCCAGGTCTTGTTCGCCTCCTCAAGAGCAGTCTTCGTATTGGTCGATTCCTCCTCCTGATAACGGGAACGGATCGCCTCGTAATCGCTCTTGGCTTCGTTGATCTCAGCGTTTCGCTCCGACTGGATCTCCTCATGCTTGACGATCAATGCACCCAGCTTGGCCTTCTTGGCAGGGCTGAGACCCTCGACGATGTCGTCGATCTGGGAGTTGCGGTAATCGCTCTCAGGAGCTTTCAGGAGCGAAACAAGCCGGTCGCCATCGGTGCCGACCAAGTTCTTGACCGAATCGAACACGCCGTTGATGCGGCCCTCGTACTTCTTGACGAACTCAGGATGACGCTCGATGTCGAGAAGACGCAGACGCTCGGAAAGAGCTTCGCGCTCCTCGTTGAGAGTCTTCAGCTTGGCCTCGTAATCCTCAGCAGGGGTCTTGGTCGCGGTCTTCTTGAGATCCTCAAGCTGCTTGGCCAGAGCCGCCTTCTCCTCCTTGATCTTGCGGAACGCCTCAGCAGCCTTCGTGGACTTGATCGTCTCGGGGATATCCGAGTCTGGATCCGCCGCAGGAGTCTCCTCAGCCTTCTGCTTGGAAACGAACATCAGTTCGATGTCCTTCTCAGCACGGGATTTGGTTGGTTCAGCAGCAGGCTTCTTGTTCTGAACAGGAGCCGCTTCCTTCTTCGGCTGCTTCAATTCAGCCTCGGTCACAGGGCTGGCCACAGCCTCTTCGTTCGCGCTCATCTTGTTGAACGCATCAAGGATTGAATTGCCGAAGTCAGGCGTTTGACCGGGATTCACGACGGGCGAGTTGAGTTGATCTCCATCCATAGGTTTTATCGATTGTTAATACTGCTTTTCAAATGTTGCTTCTGGTTCCTTGACCACTTCATTTGCTGACAATTTACGAAGGTTTTCAAGACAATGCGCGTAGCCAGCGGTTACACCCGCCGCAAAAATGATGTCCGATTCCTTTGCGCCATGACCTGGCATCGGCACAGGCATCGATTCTGCCACGATACGAAGTGCCATTCGCATGATCGGATTGGATACGATGCGAGCCAGTTCAGCGTTCTGTCCTTCCGAGATCCATTGGGAGAGGTTGATCTCCGGCAGGTTCATCAAGTCCTTCGGGTTGCTCTTCGTTAAGCCTTTGAGCCATCTTATCATGTAGTGTCTTTTTCTTTCTGTTCTTGTGGAGTTTTGGAATCGGATCGATCACATCGCCAAATCGCGGCGGTCGCTGCGCGTTGACGACATCTTTCTTCGGTCGAATCACCTTGGTGATCTCAAGCAGATCCGCATACGGGATTCGGATGTAACCACAGTCAACATCGTTGATCCCGTAGGTGACGACAACCTGAGACTTGTTCGATTCATAGTACGCGCCACACG